GGCGGCACGGTCCACATGCCGATTCATGAGGTCGCTGTAGGCCGGCACAGACGGCTCCTTTTCCCAAACCTCCAGGATCAAGCGGCCTTCGTCTTGGCCTTCGAGCACACTATCGAGTTCGTCCGCGCTGACTTTCTCGAACTTCCCGCCAGCTTTGGCGCGTTTGACGAGGTATTTGATGCCCGTGGCGTTCTTGATTTGCGCTTCGGTCATCGCCTCCATGTGGCGGTCGATGATGGCGCGGAGGGCTTCACGGGCTAAGGCTTTATCGCGCGTGGGCTTATAGGTGACGCCCTTCTGAGGACCGCGCTTGCCCATGCGGAATGTTTCTGAAGTTACGGCTTCTGCTTGTTGTCGGTCTGGACGGGGCCGAATTGACTCTTGCCCATGACCTTGGCCTTGACAATCGGGGGCGCAGATTCGGGCGTCTGCATATCAACGGGAGGCTGCGGATACGGACTGACTGATTCCGGATCGGCTTTAGGCTGCGTCTTGGCTTTGGGGAACTTCGGCATGACTACTTCCCGTGGACCAGGCCCTTGTGGACCTTCACGTTGCCGCCATGGTGGGCCATGAAGCCTGATGCCCTGTGGCCGTGCGGGAGATGCGAGGTGTGGCCGACCTTGGCGTCATGCTTGGCCTGCATTGCCGTTCCGAGATCCGTTTCCTTGTTCCCGTGCATCGCGCCGAGTTTGTTCATGACCATATATGGGATTTTGCTATTCTGCCCATACTTAGATTTAAGTTTTTCTTCAAGAAACTTTGGCATGGAATCTCCCAGTTTCTAGGTTGCGGATTCGCTGGACGGTTGCGAGATGTCGCCGTTGACTTTCTTTGCCCTCTGCCCGGAGACGCTGGTCAGTAGCAAGCGCCTCTCCAACTTGAAGCCTTCGTCGTGGGCTGCGAAGGTATGGATACATGCGAGTGAGCACATCTCGGGCCGACTTAGACGCTGCCACCCAGTGAAAGCCCTGCCAACTCTTTGAGAAGTGAATGCTCCCTACGCCAGTGATCCGCTTTGCCTCGTCGAGCATGTCGCGCTCTTTTTGGGCGATAGTCATGACTAGGCGATCCCGATTAATTCGTCCTTCTCGCTTATCCGTAGAAGGGTAATTTCCGGCCGTTCCTTCCCCCTCAAAGAGTCCGGCAAGCCAAGACCAATCGTCGCCGATGGGGGTAGTCATAATGAGCGCCAAAAGAGTAACACAACTATGGCGTCGGCGTCAGCCGGCAATCTTTCGCGTCGATAAGTTTCAGTGGATTGATCGTCGCCCGAATGACCTCAGGCGATAACCACCGCGCACAACCCCATGCTGCGGCATAGGCCAGTCCGCGAGAGCGGCGTTTGCGCCGACGGCGATTCGCTTTATGTGGCACCGCTTATCTCAAGGCGTGGGCGTCAGTCGGCAGTATTCCGCGACGTAAGCCTTCATCTGCGGACCCGCGCCACGCCACCGAGTAAACCACACACAGACAGGCCGCAACTCACGGTGCAACTGTTCCGCCTTCTGCACCACGGCGCGGAACTTCTCCGGGTCTTTGCCGAGCACTTGCAGGTTCACGCAGATGTTGAAGCGGTGGTCCTTCGCGTAGAAGGCGCGCACTTGATGTTCGAAGTCCGCGACGTTCTCGACCGCGTGAGCTTGTAGAATCGGCACCACACCTGCGGCTTTGGCCTTGTCGTAGGCATCGAGGGCCAACGTGATTTGATTCGGGTCATGCACGTCGTCATGGTGAATCTCGAGCGGTCGACTGAGGCGCTTGGCGAGGGCAATGGAGGCGTCGAGCGTGCCGGCGGCGGCTTTCTCAGTCGAGTATTTGACGCAGAGCCAAGTGCGGCCGACCATCGTATTCTCGTAAGGTGCGCCTTCGCCCACGGGCAAGCTCATGTCGTCCGTGGACGTGGGCGACCAATAACAGTTGCCGGGGCGTCTGCCGAGTTCAGGCGGTCCATCGGTGCAGCCCACGCGGGCCGGTGGCAGGGCTGAGAGCGGCAAGGGCAGGTAGAGGTCATTCGTCGTCGAGGGCGGCGGGATGACGACGGGAGGCGGCTCTACGGGCTTGGAGGTGTCGATCTTCGGCAGGGCATCAATCTGCGCCAGCGTCAGCGTCAGGTCCGTGACGGAACCGAAGGGTTCGCCCTCATTGTTCGCCCATGCGAATCGCACTGCACCACTGATCCGCTGACGGGCATCTTGATTGAAAGCGAGCGCGCCCTGACTGATGACCGCCGCCATCCAACTATCCACGTGGCGCAGCGTTACCAGCGTGGCGTTGTCTTGTTCGAGTAGGTAGATCAGGCCGTTGATCCAAACCACGACGCACTGCGTCACGTCGCTTCGGCGTTTGTAGGTCGCTGACCACGGCGCTCCGTTCACGCCGTAGAGACTCCAGCCCACGCCCGTTTCCGCGAAGCACAAGACGCCGTTGCGGAAGTTCGATCCGCGTTGAGTCGCCACGCCGGTGTTAATCAGCGAGAGATGCGCTCCATTGGGCCAGGTGATTTCCACGGTCCCGCCGGCTTGGTAGACGTAGGTCGCGCCGTAGCCGGATTCGTCCACGCCTAGCGGATAGAGGCCGTTAATCTGACCTCGTGCGGAATCGTAGAACCGCTCCAGTGTGCCCTGATACATCCACCGACCGCCGCCGGCCATCGGCCAGGAGACGCCATCGGCGTTAAGAACGGGGAGTCCCGGTGCGTTTGAGACGAGCGCACAAGCATCCGTGCATTGCTGACCGCCGTTGAGGTTGTCTGTGATGAACGGGAAGGGTCCGATGCAGCCGAAGCCTATCGCTTGCCCGTTCAGGTAAGCGACCCCACCGCCGCGACCGTAACTGAGTGATTCACCGTCGGCTGAGATGATCGGCATCTACGTCTCCTTCGTCCGCTTTCCGCAGCGGCAGCGCGTATCGTTGTCCACGCAGAGGACGTGCAGATCGCCGCACTGTTCTTCCGGCGTGCAGGGTCCGCTGTTCTTCACCTCGTTCTCGCGCAGGACGTGGCGATACTCCAGCATGTAGGCTCCCCATGCTCGTCGTTGCTGATACTCAGCCCAACACTTCTCGCACGCAGCCATAGTTATACCTTCGTCTCCGTGGGCGGCAAGGGCAACCAGCCATCAACGTCGCCAACGTCATCGTGACAGATTGGCGCATCCTGATTGAACCAGTAGCCGCCATCTTCCGGGTCATCGCTGTTCCATTGCCACGTCACGTAACGCGCTTCGGAAACTAGCCGCACAAGGATGCGCGTTCCATCCTTCGGGGCCGTGTCCATCGGTTGCCACGCCCTCTCCGGCTCCGAGGGAGCGGCAGCAAAGCCCATGTCAAACCCTTCTCCGAGAATGCCCATCTCGTGTGCGGCATCGTAAGGCTGCTCGGCCAACGGGAGGGCCTTGAATACAGCATCCATCTGAAGCACAAGGTCAACGGCCTTGGCTCGCTCAGTCTGAAAGTTCGTCACCATTAACTGCTTGTGCAACTGTTCCAGCGCCCGGATCGCCGCCAGCGCCGTCTGCTGATCGGCCAGTTCCTTGGCGGCTTCAGTCAGTAGATCGGTGATGTGCGGATCGTTGTAGCGTTCCAGTTCCGTGTTCAGCCGTTCCGTCAGCGGGGTCTCTGGGGCCTTCATCGGATCACCTCACGGCGCAGTCTTGCCATTTCGCGGTATTGCTCGATGAGTTCAGGGAACCCGTCGCGCAGCCGCTTGCGGTTGTCATCGTCAGCCGCTTGATAACAGCGCGCCCACGCCTGCGCGAAACTCCCACCGTAGGTCAGCATCGTGTCGATGATGCCGTCTGTGTCGTTGATGCTCATTCCCCTGCCTCCGGTCCCGGCGACGGGCGCGGCTCCAACATGGCGAATAGTGTCTCAGCTTCCTTGCGGTTGATGGGCGCGCACGCGGACTGCGCCGTCCACGCGATGAATGTCCGCAGCGTATATTGCAACGCCTTGATCTGCGCTTCTAAGTCCTTCTGGCTCATCTAGTCCTCCACGCGGCGGTCAGGACGCCGATGTTCGGTGATGGTTCCGCCGATGGTTGTCCAGATGCGAGGGCCGGGGTATTGCGCCAACCATGCTTCGACGGCAGACATCACTTGCAACCTCAGTTCAACGAGCGAGGCTTGCGAATGGTCGAATACGTTGTCCTCGTGGTGGCCCACGCCTTCGTCCTCAGATGCGCGTTCTTCGGCCGCGTCGATGTCAGCCTCAATAAGATGGGCCTTCACGCTGACCTGCTGATTCACGATGAACACCACCTCGGCTTCAGGACATTCCGCGAACGCATAGGCGGCGGCTTCCTCGCGTGTCTCGCCTTTGGCGTTCCACCACGTTTCATCCGTGCGGTCGAGTGCGTAGCCGAACAGTTCATCAGCCATCTCGCGTCAGCCTTTCCCGGTGAATGACGCCTGCGTAATGCCGGTCGGGGGTTGCACCTGTTCCAGCGTCACTGTGATGGACCGGATTGTTTTGGACATGCCGAAGTCAATCTCGGCGGCTTTGCGAAGCACATTCGCCGCGTAAAAGTCCGAGATGTAAATCGTCAGCGGCGACTCGTTGGCGAAGTCGAACACCACGCGCCATTTCGGAAGCACCTGAATCATCTGTCAGTCCCCTCAGCCTTTCCCGGTGTGCCGCTCGCGCACCACCAACACGAAATACTGACATCCGCATTCGACAATCAAGCACGGAGGACTGTCGCCATCACCGTGATTCGTGCGCGAATGTCCGCACTGGCAGATGTTCCACGTAGAACGCGCCGACTCGTCAGCCTTGGCCTGTGCATCCGCTTCTTCAGTAACCTGCTTGTGCCACAAGGCCGAGGCATCACCGATGAAGGGTTCTGCTAGCAACTGCTTCGCGGCCAGCGCGGACTCGGCGGCTTCAGCACGCTTCAACGCTTCCCGATGACCCTCTTGCGCCAGTCTCATGTTCGCTTCATCGGCGGCGCGGCGTTCCTCTTTCGCCGCCAGTTGTGCCGTCAGCGTGTGCCGCTCGCGCACCAGACGGGCATAGTCCGTGAGCATGTCCGATATTTCGGTACAAAGTTGCCCAGACAGACACGCTGGCCCATACTCAATAATCGTTTGAGCGTGCGCGTCAATTTCCTCCGCCGTGAACGCCTCCACTGGGGCCTCCGAGGGCGCAGGATTGATCTGGCTTTCGAGCGCAGTAAACAGCGACGGCAAGGCGTTCCGCATCGCGGCGATGAGTTTCCCGTTGGCTTCTTCGCGCTCATACTTACCGCGCGTGCAAGCCAGTCCGCAGATGGATAGATACTCTGGCTCCCCTTCTCGCCTAACGTCATGCGACTCAGTTTCGCCCTTGAGCATGATCTTGGCGTTGATTGCCAAACGCTCATAGACCCACGGTCCCGGAGTCGCCTTCGCGTCCAGTTCTCGCAGTTTCAGCAGCGTCGTCCGGTCGAGGTCAGGCATGGGTCAGGACTCCCTTTAGAGTTCGCGAATGTCGATGCCGTAGATGGCCTTGAGCAACTTGGCCTTGATGGCGAATACCCGCGTGCGAACGCCCTTCGAGTCAGCCGTGACGAATCGCCAACCCACGCGACCGTCAGCGGATTTGAATCGCTCCTCGAATTTGAAGTCAGCGCGATACTCGCAAATCTTCTGGCCGTTGATGACAAACGGATAGCGCGGCTGCAATTCCAGGTTGCGAATCTCGCCGGCCTTCTCGCGCAGGCGCAGGAAACCGTAGTGCGTGGCTTCCAACCGGCTGGCAAACCTGATGCCCTCAACTTCGGTCGGCTTCGCGTTGAACTTCGACCGGTGGCGCATCATCCGCGCACCGTTGAGCGATTGCTTGCCTCGACATGCTCGCGCAGTTGCTTCTGGAACATGACGCGCTCGTAGAGTTCGCGCTGACGCTCAGCATGCTGCTGCGCCTTGGTGAGCTTCACCAACTGCGGCGTATCGCCCATCCACACCATGCGGAAGGGGTTGCCATCGCCGTCGCGGTCGATCCGGTAGTGCCTCATCGTTCCACCGACGATTCCCACACCCGCAGTAGATTGCGACTGCCGGATTCGTATTTGTAGAGCCGGAACGTGATCACCTCGTTCGCGTCCCCTTCGCACTCCAAGACGCCGAGCTTGTGAATCAGATCGTGCGTGTGCGATGAAATGAGAATCAGGTTCTCTGGCGAGTCGTCCCCGCCTTGGCTCTTGTGAACCACATGGTGGAAATGGGCCGTGTCATCCAACGGAGACAAGCCCCGGCGCACGACCGGAGTATTGAATGCCCGGTCGAGTCCTCGGTCCCGCGCGAACACCGCGTCCTTCACGTCCGCGAAGTCGTCAAACTGCTGGCGCTGTGCAGCCTTTATAGCGGCGTCCGTGGCCTTCCGTGCCGCCAGACGGCGCGTGAAACGTTCCATGCGTCCGCTTCCAGGCTCAGGCTTCGAGAGGTCGGTCATCGTGTGTCCCTCAGTCCCCTAGTTCAGAAATGGGCCCTGTTCAGTCCCGGCTCCGCGTGCCCCAACTACTGACGCTGCGCCGCGAGGCGTGACACCAGCGACTTGATGCTGATGCCGAGTTGCGCCGCGCTCACTTTCAACTGCTGATGCGCGTCGGCCTCAATCCGAATCGTGACCGGCTTGCGCTTGGCTGCTTTCTTCATGAGCCGCATTGTAGGCATAAGACGCATTCGATTGCAACTACTCCAACCCATCCAGCCGGTCCCGCCATACCTTCGCCGGTCCCGTGCCCTTGATGGCCGTGAACTTCGTCTCACGCACGACGCCGCGCATGCACGTCCGCACGCAATCGTTCGACCCAGGTTCGCGCTTCCTCACGTGACAATGGTTCCGGTCGTGCTTCGCGGAGTTGCTTCGGCGCGTTCACTTGGTCGTCGTGGTCGCGCACGGCCTTGCATCGTTCGATGATGATGCCGAGCGGCGGATACATCGGCTCGTAGTCGTTCTTTGGTTCACGCGCGAGTTGCTGACAGGCACGTTCTACGATGTCGGACGGAATGTGGCCGAGGCCGTCAAGGTAAACCTGCTGCGCGAGTTCGTCGATGGGCGATTGTCGGGCCGCGGCCAACTTCACAAGGGCCACGGTCTTGCGAGAGATTTCCGCGCTCACTTGATCCGCCCTTCTGCCCTCGCAATAGTGCGTTGAGCCGCCGCCATCATTTCTTCGTTCCGCGTCATCCGACGATTGGCCGGCTTGACGGCCACGGTCCCGACCCAGTGCCCGAAGGCCGCACGCCAGAAGTCGAACAGGTCATCCCCAACCGGCATCTGTCCGAGCGCCCCGATGACGGTCGGATACCAGGCCCGCAGTTCTGCGTCAGACTTCATGCCGCGCTGCTGGAACTCTTGATGCAGAGCTGGAGTGATACAAAGGCTGCGAACGTGATCGCACCACGCATGGGAACCGTGACGACGAAGGTCGCTGCCATTGACGAGGTTTGTCGTCCGTCCGTGCGGCGTGGTCGTCGCCAACGCGGCGGTCGCCGTCGATGCTCCCTCCCCATTCCCATTACCCAACCCCATTCCCCATTCCCCATTACCCAGCGGATTCTCACCGTGCTCTAACGGTGTGCTAACCGTTGTCTCACCGTTGTCTAACGGTGCAGGTATAAGGCTAATTGGCTCAGTGTGATGCGGTCGCTGGTGCTTGTGCCAGTTGACGATTTGGATGAACTTGCCTTGCACGGTGACGTAACGGTGGATGAACGGTGGGACCACTGTTGTTAGACGGTGGAGGCACGTTTCGATCTTCACATCGTCGTAGGGGAACAACTCGGCTTTGATGCGCGGAGGCCGGTCCTCGAGTCGGCCATCTCGGTCAGCCAAGACCCACAAGCCAGCAAAGAGCAGCCGGTCCTCGAGCGGCAGAGCGCCCAGCATTTCGTTCTTGAAGAAGCCGATCTTGAGAGCACGGATTCTAGCCAACGGCAGGCTCGCTTTCTTTGCGTTCGTGGCGATTGAGGATGCCATGCACATAGGCGAGGCCGTGCGTCTTGTGATTCCGAATGGCAATCTTCATAGCGTCGAATACGGTTTCGAACGGCAATTTTCTCAGCAGGTTTTCTAATCCAGTCCTATCGGCCGGAGACATCCACCGGCCCCAGTATTCCTCCAGCGTGTCGGCATCACGGTGAATCCTGGCATTGACGACCGCAAGCACGGCATTGTATTCCTCGAGTTGGCGTTCGCGCTCAAGGAGCATAATGGCGCGATCATACGGGTCTTCGCCCGTAATGACTTCGGTCAGCGGCTTATCAGCCTTGCCGCGATTGCAGTCCCAGCAGGACGTGACAAGGTTAATCTCGTCGTTCGAACCGCCGCCTGATACTGGGATGATGTGATCGATCTCGAGGATGGCTTCGGGCGAAGTCCTGCCACAATAACGGCAAGTGAACTCATCTCGCTTGAAGACTTCAAAGCGAATGCGGACACTTAGCGCGGCGCGTAAAGTTTTGCTAGAATCTGCCTCAGTCACGGCATCGGCCTCCACCGCCGAACGGGATTAGAAAGCGGCTGGCGTTCATCGCGCCGGCCGTTTTCGTTTTAGACCCGGATATTTTGCGCTTACGTTACTGGCGTGTCAACGACAAACCGATACTCCGACACCTGATAGGTTTTGCCGTTCTCCTCGATGCGCCTGACGCGATTGTCAATCCGCATGTTGTAGGGCGGCTTTCTCAATTCGCTCGCTCTTGTTCGCCAAGCGTAAGCGCCCGCCACGGTCGCCAACTGCCGGCCGTCGAGCCACGCCCCAGGATGCCGTAGGAACAACGCAGCGAGTCGCTGGCAGCAGCCGTCACCCGAGGGCACAGACGGGGCCGGGCGGGGCGGCAGGGGCGCGACAGGCGGCTCGTGGAACATGCCGGGAAAGACCGGGTTAGGATTCGATGGGCGCATGGGTTGCTTTCCGTTTCGCTTGGGCCTTGCGGTCAGCGGCGCTGTAACCGTCTGCGTCGTAGAGGCCGAAGAACACGTTACGCCAGAACTCGCGCACCGCCTTGGCCGTCGCTGCTTGGCACTGCTCACATGGGCCGCAGCCCTTTGCGCCCCACGGGGAACCGAAGGCACAGGTCAGCATTAGAAAATAGACTCCGGTTTCTTCCGTCCATGCGTTTGAGTCGGCCCATACGTGGCGACACTCGTCGGTGCCATCTCCGTCTGCCGCTTCGCCTGTGCCGCGTCGAACTCGGCACGGCTGGCTTGCGCCTTCGGTGTGGCCCACCAACTTTCGCTGACGGGCTGCGGCAACGGCGTGAACGGGACGCGCTTGGGCATCGTCACAGCACCGTATTTTCAGAAGGACGCCATGCCATGATGTCACCTGGATCTATCGGAGATGGACGTGCTGCTTTATCCACAGTGAACCAAAGGCCGGAATCGAGATGCATGCCTTTGATGACGAAGTTGCCCTTCATGCGAAGCCACACCGCCATACCGCTCGGCGCTTTGTTCACGTCATACCATTGCGTCCTACCGCCGCAACAATGGCAGCGGTCGGCGTTCCGACAGTCAGCGAGTTCTAATGCGCTGAATGCTTGCTCATCATTGAGCCGTTTCTGTGTTGCCGATAGCCGCTGTTGCAACTCCACTACCGCCAAGTGGAGATACTGATGCGATGTGCAGACAGATCGGAACCGCTCAAGTCTCACGCGGCCATCGTGATCATCTGGACCAGCGTTGATCTGCTCTTGGATTTCCTTGATGCTAATAATACAAGGGTTGTCAGTCATGGTAATTCCTTTTGATGCCACGCGCGTGGACGAGGGCGAAACTTCACAGGCTGATAAACTTCGATAGTCTCGGTCGTTCCGCATCGTTGGCAGGTGATCTCAAAGCGAACAAAACCACAAACCTGACGATGCTCCGTTATGCGCTTCCATTCGTCATGTTGGCAAGTCTTCATCGCAACCTCTTGATCATCTGCGCCACGGTTTCGTCGCCGTCGAATCGCACCAGCCCTCGCGGTTCCTTGTTCGGGAACTGGCGATAGTCGTAGAGACGACGACCGAAAAGCCAGTCGAGGAAACGGCGGATCATTTACTTCTCTCCGCTAACATGCCATCGGCGACGGCATAAGCCGCTCTCGCAACAAACTCGGGCGATAACTTGTCTCCGGCCAGCACGCGCGTATCGCACGCCGCATAGATAGCAGGCAGCACTTGGGCCGCGAAGTAATCGCGCAGCGACATCTGCGGCAACGATGTGGCCGGTGTCGGATAGTTGCGAAGATTCTCACGCGCCCATTCCTGCTTCTCGGGGTCGTCTTGCTGAATCATGCCGTCACCGCTTTCTTGGCCTGACGTGTCATTCGTCCTCCAGTGGGGCGTCGTCTGGAAGCGGGATGTAGACCTGGTGCTGTGACCCCGCCCAATCGACCAGCCATTCCATGAACTTCGAAAACTCGGCGGTCGTCAGTTGCGACGTATGCGACTTGATCGGCATGTCCTTCTGCGCGACCGCATTGTAGTGATAGCCGAAGTGTTCGCCAAGAAGGACCAGTTTCATCTCGGACTTCTCGTAGCCGATGTCATCGCCTACCGCCGCCGCGATCCTGTCGAATACCGGCTTCAGCCTGTCGAGTGCCGGTCCATGCAACCACCGATTCTGTGCCAATGAACGCTTCGACCGGCGCGGACGGATGATAACTTCCACGGCATTCGGGGCCAATGTCTTGACCCACCGCTTGCACGAGGCCGGTAGCTCGAGGTCTACCGTGCCTCGCGTGTTCGCTGTGCCGTTGAAGATCGGGACGGCCATTGGCTAAAACGGAATTTGATCGTCGTCCGGCGCGATGTCCAGCAACGGCGATTCTGGTTCCTCTGGCGCCAATTTGTAAGTGCTCAGCCGCATCAAGTTCGTAAAGCGTCCCTTGTGTTCCAACTCGCGCTGCACCGGCGTCTCGCTGTTCCACGCAATCGTCGCTGCCGCGCCCATCGTCGGCGTAATCGTCGTCGCCGTCACGCCGTCATTGAACGTCACGGCATACTGCAACCGCCCGCCGGTGACTTCCTTCGTCGCCACGTTCGTAATGGTGAACACGTCATCGGGCAGTATCTCGCCCGTCTTGGCGTCGATGACCGGCTCGACCGATACCGGAGCCGCCTGCACCACGTCCGACTGATCCATCTCGTCCGACGTATACAGGCCGCTCAGTTCGTGCGGGAACGCCCGCCGCAATGCCAACGCCTCGGCGGTCTTGGCAATCATCAGCGCCGGCATCTTCTTCCACGCGAAGCCGTCCACCTGGACGTAAGCGTCCCAGTTCGCCACGGCGAACAGCGGCTCGGTGAAATCATGCCGCAGGACGCCCACACGGGCCGCACGCGGCGGTTCCTTCTTCAGCCATACATCGACCCACGCGCCATCCTCGCCGCACCACCACGGGCCCACCTGCCCCGCATACTGGCCGCTGCGCTGCGCGACGAGCCGGAAGCCGTCGATGCTCGTCTGGATCGTCATCTTGCCCTGACGCTTGATGGCGTAGATTTGACGATTCATGGGGTCCAGACCAGTGCGCTGGCACTGATACAGAAACAGCTTGAGCTCGTCATCGGTCGCACCGAGGGCGATCTGGCGTTTGATTAAGGCAATCTGTTCGGCATCGAACGTGACAGCAGCGGGGCGCATGAGGGCGGTTTCCATCTCAGTTATCTCCCGAAGTAACAACGGTTGCAGATGACGCCGCCGCGATGCGCGGTCGGGAACGACTTGTAAGGCTGGTCGCAGTAGGCGCACAGTTCCCAGTGAAATGACCGTCCGCGGTCGTCCACTTCGGGTTCATGCGCGAGGGCTTTGACGCGGAGGTCGGCCCAGTAGAGGCGCAAGGCCGCGTCTTCTTGTTCGTGACCGGGATAGGTAAAGGCGGTGTAAGCCATTAGCGGGACTCCGTGTTCGATTCCATCAGGCCGCGAATGCCAAGTATGGGTTCGGCCTGCCCGTGCTCTGGAATCTGCCATTCCGTCGTGGCGGTTGGCGCTTTGTCGCTCGTGGAATGGTTCTGCCAATACTTGAGCGCATCAATAATCCGCACCGCATCAGCCAAGTCATGCGAACTGGCGATGTGATACCACGGCTGGAACTTGTGCGTGCGTTCGCAAATGTTATACATGACTGCTCCTAATCAGTGACGTGACGACGGCCCATGATGACGCGCGTGTCGTCGGGCTGGGGAATCCCGCGCAACCGATCCTGGCGCTGCGCGGCTTGCTGCATGAGACGAGCGAGTTCGGCACGAGCCTCGATAGCCATGACCGCTCGATACGCCTGCCGTGCGAACTTCACGGCGTCCCTGGTAGCAGGTCTATAAGCGGGCGCGAGCGTTCCGGGCGTGGCGGCCTTGCGAATCGCCCACAGCAGCGACTCGGTAATCATCTTTAACTCCGAAGTGGCAGTAACCATATGCGAATCTTACCGCTACGCATTGGCCGTGTCAAGTGGCCTGTTTTCGGCCTGTTTTGGCATACTTGCAAGCCGCTAGGCAGACGTGCTATTGTCTGCGACAGGATGAAACAGAAACCGAAGAACCCGCACGCGCAGGCCCTCGGCAGTCTCGGCGGATTGGCCCGGAAGAACAACATGAGCCGTCCGAAGCTCAAGGCAGCGGCCCGTCATGCCGCGAATGCCCGCTGGCAGCAAGTCAAAGAGGCCAAGCAGTGAAGCGCCACAACCCGCCCGACCTGACCGGCCGGCAACTACGAGCCTTGCACAAGCGCATCCAGACGTTGGAGCGGATGGCGAAAGACGACCGCCGCCGGATCGACTTGATTGAACGCGGCGCGACGAAGCTGAACCAGTGGGTCAGACAGTTGCAGGCGAAGCAATGAGAACTAGGACCGACATCGAACGGCACTTCGGCTATCTGCGGGGCTGGCCGGTGTCCTCGCACTTCGATCCGGAGATTCAATGCCTCGTCGTGACGGCCCATGAGCCGCATTACTTTGAATTGGGAAACCAGATGTGCGGAGGCTGGAACCCGCTCTGCGCCATCTGCGGCGTGCCCGAGGATGAGCATTCGATTCCAGTGAAGGATAAGCGATGAACTACCGGCATCACCCGCCGAAGCGTGACGACCTCGCCCGTGCCTATATGGACCTACTGCTGCTACGAGCGTGGGACGCGCATGCGACACGGCTGGAAGCAGAACGTCAACCCGAGGCCGAGTTCGACGCGAAGTTTCTCAAACAGTTGGGGATTCAACCATGAACCGTCGCCCTCGCCGCGAACCCGTCCTCGTCACCCTCTTTGCCGCCGTCTTGGCCGTGCTGGCCGTGGGCGAGATTTACTTCATTTTGGCGGTGGCGCAGTGACGCACCATCTCCTGCCGGGGACACAGCGCGACGAATGGCCGAAGCCGTCAGAAGCGGCAATGGAAGCCGAGCAAGACGGGCCACGCGGGATTATGCGAGATGAAGTTTCCGGCATTTCCATGAGATGTATCCGATCTTATCAACCATTGCCGCCTGAGGCGGAATATGCACGCTGGCGGCACATTTTTCGCGGGGGAGGGTGCGAGTGATTACCGCCGCCGTCATCTTGTCAGTAGGTATCTATTTCGCGCTCCACGACTTTGGCGTGGACATCAAAAGGGCCGCGAATCTCATCGCTGAAGCGATACGGAGGACACCATGACAATGCTACGTGCTGGAGAAACACCTATCCACGAACAACTGCGGAGAACAATTGCCGCGATGGCCCGAGCGACCTCTTTGCCATCTGACGCCTGGACGCGCTTTGATGCGAAGCTGCGGCAGATGGCCGACAAGCCGTTGGCGGAACGGGAGGCCCAATGAGAGGCGATGTGACGTTTGCGCCGACTGCGCGGACCGAAGGCCGCATCAAGACCGCGCTGATCTGGACGATGGTGATCGTGCTGCTGCCGGCCCTGTGGGTCATCAGCTTCATCGTCCAGAACGTCGGCTGGAACGATGATGACGGGAAACCGCTGCCGGTCAGGCATTGGTAGAGACACCACGGCCATTCCCGATGTCCCCCGCGAATTCAAGGGCTATCGGTTCGACCTCTGGCGGTAGACGATCCCGCCTGAGTAGCCACCCAATGGACGCAGCAGAGTCGAAGGCGATGAATCGAGCGTCAGGGCCATGCCGTGGAAATGCCCCTGACCTAGCCTCCAACGCGGGACGGTTCGAGATCGGTGATTCCGTTCCCCCGCTCGTGCCTGCTGTCAAACGGAGCGCGGCTCAAACGTGCGAGTTCGCCCAAATGCCAGGCTTATGAAGGGAGCGGTTTGCCAAGGTCAGTCCAGTCCGGTAAACTTGGACTTCCTCGGCGACGTGCCTTGAACACGCTGCCGCTGATTGGCCTAAACAATCAGCACACTGAAACGGGCCTCACGGCCCGATTCGTGTTTCAGGCGTCTATTCTACTTCAAAAACGGCCAAGCAATCGCAAGGCCGAGCGCGATGACGGCCCACGCTAATAGATTTTGGCCGCGGGCGCGGAGTTCTTCAATCGCGCCCAAAACGAGGGCCACGAGCGCAAAGACAATCGTCCAGTTCACTGTCCACCTCCGTTCGCGTCGGCATGCGCGAGCACCCGGCGTATTTCCGTGTCCTCAGACAACCAGTCAATCATGACCAACATTTCGGCTGGCGTGAGGTCGGGACCATGCACCGCCTTCACGGCCCTGATCAGGGCTTCGGCGGCGGTAACGCCCAACGGCAAAAGAACCTGGAGAATCGAGGCGATGGCCTCGATGCGGGCTGACTGCGGGTCGATGTTGGGGTCGGTCATTTGAAGGCCTTGATGGTCACGCCGAGGCGACCGAGTTCGTCAGACACCAGTTGGATCGCATCAAGGACGAGCTTGTAGGCCGGATTGGCGCTCACCGTCCGCGCAATCGCGAGCACTTGGTCGATGATGCGGGCAAAGTCACTAAACGCCTTCGGCGCGGGCTGGTCGGCCGTCCATAACCTCAAGCTCGGCACGAGCGTGTCATGCTCGAAGTCGAAGGCCAGCGCCAGCCCTTCGGAGATGTTCCTGAACTTGTTAGTCGTCAGGCCGTAGGAGGCCGCAGCAGGCGTGCAGTCAGCAATCGGCGTGTAAGGCACCTTCGAGGCTATTTCGTCGTTACAGGCGTGTCGTAGGGCATCCTGCAAGTCGTCTAGGGACTTCTCTACCGCCGTCGTGAGCTTAACCGACTGTGAACGGGTATGGATCGCACAGCCCTGCAAGACGAGGCAGACGGCGAGGATGACGGCGGTGCGCTGGCGGGTCCGCATTATACGTTTCCTGACTGCACCGGGAAGCGCTTTTCCAAGCCGCTGAGGATGGTCGCGCTGGACTTCAAGGCTTCGCCTAATGCCGCGAGGGCCGCGAACCAGAGCGCATGTTTGAAGTTGATAGTCGGCATGCTATCCCCAACGGTCGCACTCGCCAGATTGCCGATGGTCGTCAGGGACAGAAACACCGTCACGCCGACGTTTGCCGCCCGAATCAAGACCGCCCGAAGCGGCGTCACGACCTGCGTGATGATGTTCGGTAGATGGTCAGGAGTCACGGCGACCGTCTTGTCAGGCATGACCGCCGCCCCGTCATTGCCCACCATCGCTACGACGAGCGGCGGCGGAATCGGTCCTGTCGTGTCGGTTCCCATGTCAGTAGCTCCTCACGGCCATTAACCAGAACATCCCATTTGCACAGTGCAATCAGCGCCGAGATATTGGATGGCATCGCGCAGCACCGTGATGCTGTCCTTCAACTGCCCGATGCCGTAATTGCACTGATTGCACAACATACCGCGCACTTGACCAGTCTTGTGGCAATGGTCAACGCAAAGTTTCTCGGTCAATTTATGGCAAATGGCGCACCTGCCATTCTGGCGCTGGATCATGGCATCTCGGTGAGCGAGAGTGATGCCATATTTTGCGCGCAATGTCGCTTCAGACGTTACCTGTTTTCGAGTCAAACCTCGCCGCCGACCATGTTTCGCCACACAGCCACAATTCCTAGAGGGCTTGCGCGTGCCGACTAAACTGAAAAGCAGCACATCTCGCACGGTCCCACAATCGCAGCGACAGGTAATCTTGCGAGGAAAATTAGGTCGAGGGCGATGGGAGGGATGTGCAATCCCTCGAGGAGCTTCAGCCAATGCCGTCCACATGCCAAATCGCTCGCCAGATTCTAAGGCACGAGGCGCAATACCAGTCCGACTCATTCGAACGGGCTGCATGGACATCAGTAGCTCCAAATCGTTGGCGTTTCGTGCGCGTCATCGACATGGATGAAGCGTCCGGTGCCCTTCTGATTCACGCCTAAGCCTGTGAAGCCCATCTGTAAGGCAATCGAGATGAGCGTAAAGGCTTTCACGCCGTCCACGCCGATGTCACAGGCCTTGCCCGTCGTATGCGGCCCATCGTCGCCCGTGGTTGACACGGCGGCATTGTGCGCCGGACTCCGGTAGCCGCTCGTAATCGGCAACGCGAACCCGCAGCGCATCCGCAACTCCTCGATGCGGTCCAAGAACTCTGGAACCACAAAGATCGTCCCATCGCTGTGGCAGGCCCATTCCGTCGCCGGGTCAATGTGCGGCCACCGCCAACTTCCCGGCGGCATCGCGGCGACAGACGGATAGAGCGTGCTGCTCACTTAACGACAGTCTTGACGCACGTTTTGTCCAACTGATTCACCTGACAGCCATGCGCTTTGCCGTAGGGCACCACGAGCGCATCCATCTTGCGCCCGAGGTCATCTGCCGATGCTTGGAAGTCTTTGTAAGCCTGCGAAGCCTGCAAGACCAACTGCGCCTTCTCAAACTGCGTCTGAAGTAACGTGATTTGAGTGGCGAGAAGCTCCGGCAGCGGCTCTGCCGCCGGCGTCGGAGTGGGGGCGACCTTCTGCGCCGGCACGTCGGGCTTGGCTTGCGTGAACGGCACCGCGAGAAGGCCGAAGCTGAACAGCAGCGCAAAGGTTCTCATGCAGTTCTCCGGCGCAAGGGTAACACGGAGGGCAGACAGAACGCGCCCATCAAGAGCATGGCGAGGTTGACACCGGCCAAGAGAGGATCGGGCGTCGATTGCGAGACGTTGTAGATGAAGATGGCGCTGGCGTAAAACCCGCTCAACTTCGCCCGCGAGACGGCAATCATCAACTGATGGTGGGTCGGATCGACCATGACGCCGGAGATGATCGGCCCGCCATAGGCCGATGACTTGACGCCGCTTCCCGCCGAGGGCGACCCGAAGGTGGGCAACTGCGAGACAAAGTCGCCATCCTCCGCATAGATCACGTTATAGGGCTGGCGGGTCGTGGCGATGACTTCCGCATACTGATCCGGGTTGTAAATCTGCATCCGCATCGCGTAACGCGAACTCGTCGGACTACCGTGGGCATACACCGCCCCCGCAAAGACGCCCCCGCCGACGACCGGCTTATGGTCGCCGGTCCCAAAATCGAAATCCGTGGTCGTGAAGGCAATCGCGCCCGTGCCGGTGTTCACGCTGTCCACGCGCACAAAGGACAGATCATCCTGATTGCCGATAGCCCCAGCGGTGCAGCCGGCCCCATCCGCCAAGATGCAGGTCTTGACCCATAGCAAGTCGCCAGGGTTGACGTTATAGCCATCATGAGTGCTCGTGCTGGCAATCGAGAAGGTGCCTGAGGTGCCGTTAAAGGTCGGCGCGGGACTGCCCAAGACGGTCTGCGAGAGCCACCCGGATGGGTTCTGATAGGGCACCACCATGCCGTGCTTCACGCCGTCGTCATACCAACCCATCGCGTGCGAGGTTTCCCAACTGAACCACCCGTGGCCTCCGTAGGGGTCCCACGTCGTCGTATACATGGCATCGGAGTAGTTCGCAAAGCCGATCTGCGCGGAATAGGGCGTCGTCGGAGCCGTGGCGGGCGTGCAGCCTAAGGTCGCGGGCGTTTGGGAACCGCTCGGCGCACAATTCGGCCCCGTGCTGTTGTTGACGTTGTGCTTTTCCAACTCCGTCAGGCTTGAGAGAAAATAGTCCGTCACTGAGGCGCAGGCATTGTTTGCCGGCGGATTAATCGCCACGAGCACCGGGCCGTAACTATTCGCCGGGGCATAGCCGATTGGCCCCCCGAATCCCACCGCGAGATTGCGTCCCGCCGCCAGATGGTCCGTCACCCATTGCGACGGAATGGTCAGGATGCCGCTCCCGACTTGCGTCATGTTGTAGGGCGTATCGAACCCCCAACAGCCATTCAACGTCGTCGTGTGTCCCGCATCGGTCAACGTCCACGCCGCGAGGGTATTGTGCTGAAGCACGGCGGCGTAACTGGCATACCAACTCAGAAAGAGTTGACTCGCGGCCTCGTTCCAATACAACCCTTGCGCGAAGACCGAGTTCTGATTTGGGATGTAGTTGTCGCCAGCATTGACCGGGATCGTGCCCCAATCGCCGCCCCAGCCTTCGACCGTGGCCTGCGTAATCGACCCGACGGCTGTGGCACAAGAGGAAGGCGTCGGTTCAGGATATTCGTAGAGATGCCCATCCGCCGCGAACTGGAAGTAATGCCGCGCCCCGCTTTCGTAGCGATAGCCAATCGGATAGGTCGTCGTGTAGCCAGGGCTGGCCGTCGGCATGTAGGGGCCGAGAAAGACCCCGCTACACGTGAGGTCGGAAATCTTGATCAACCCGGGGGCTGGCCCTGCGGCTCCTGACAGGTAAATACCGATCCGTTGCGGGGCCACGAGCAGGACCACACAGAGCACCAGAATAGACTTCGCGTGCATCATCGGGTGCGACCGCCGCCTTTCGGACTCGCGAGAATCGCGGCCGGGAAGGTCGAGCCGCCGCCGACATTCCCGCCTTCCCAATCCCACATCTTCGCGGTTGTATCGATATAGCCAATCATCCCCGCGCTGCCGGCCGCAATCGCGCCCCCGCCAGCTTGGGTCGCAAACGATACGCCATTGTCATAGGCCGTTAACGTATCGCTCACGATGTCCAATTTGAGCGTGTGCCCATCGGTCCAACTATGGGAGCCGGAGCCAAGCAAGCTCCGCGTCCCGGTCGTGAACTTATAGAAACTGTAACTACTTTCCAGCGTGATGCAGTAGGCATTGCCCGACGAGTCCGCCCGCACACAGACACCCTGATAGCCGTTCGTGCCTTTCTTGATGACCACTTGGGCGTATTGATTCGCGTTGTAACTGTCGAGATTGTTATATTCGACGCCGTAATCCAGCCCATTCGCGGCCGGCGTCATCCCGTAATGGTCAGGGGCACAGGTCGCCGCTGAGCAACTGGACCAGACGCCAGTCAGCGTCACCGTCCAACTGGCGGTATAGGGCGATGCAGCCGTAACGTCTCGGTCGAACGTATCCGTCGCCGGCAAGGCGCGACGAGCCGAGACGGACGGGCTGAAGGCTATCGCCGCCGCGATGAAGGCGAGGATAAGGCGCTTCACCTATCCACCAATCGTAAACGTCCGCAGCGGGACCAACGACAGGGAAATCAAATCCTGATTCCCCGGCGTCGACGGCGCGGTCGTATAGGTAAACTTCCAGAACAGCAAGTCATTTGCCGCCAAGTTCGTGAGCGTCAAGGACTGACTGATAATGTTCAACTGATTCGCCGTGCCGGCCGCATCCGTGACCGTAATGTCCGTCCATGATGGATCGAGCGTGGCCCCGGCTGCGACCCGCGCATAACTGAACGTCCAGGTCACGTTCCCGGCCGAGGTCGTCTCGCCCATGTAGGCCGCTTTGAGCAAGACGGTCGTCGAGGCCAAGTCGAACGGCACCAGCATAACGCCCTGCAACTGCTGCGCGGTCGCGGTGTATTGGGCCACGCCGAAGGTCGTATTCGTGCCCGTTTTGCAGATGGCCGTCGGGGTATTCGACGTAAAGAGCGAGGTGCCAATTGAGGCCGTCACGTTCTGACAGACCGCCGCCGTCCAGAGGTAGATTGGCTGTAAGGCAATCGTGCCGGTCGTGAAAGTTGAACCCGTCTCGAGCGCGACGACCCCGGCTCGTGCGGGCAAGGTCTGCGCGACCGTGCCGAGTGCGCCCGTCGTCGGTGACAGCGTGATGTCGCCGCTGGAGGCATTGTTGAACTTGATCGACCCGACTGAGGCCCCCGCCACGCCGAGGATGACCTTGCTCGTGCCGTCGGTTGACAAACCCGCCGCTGTGAATGGGGCCGTCCCGGCACCGCCGCCGAGCGTGATTCCGTTGGTCGCCAAGAGCGCCGAGGAGGCCACCGATGCCGCCGAGGCCGCATAGATGATGCCGCCCGACGTGAGCGAGGCTAACGGAAACCCACACGACCCGACAATGCGCCAATTCGATCCGTCCGATTCGATAATCAGACATCCGTTCGTGACCGTGCCAGGCGAGGCCCCGTCAATCGTCTGCGAGGAGGTCGTTGCCAACGTCAGCGCGTTCGCGGTCTGCAAGTTCTTCACGATGACCGCTTGACCGGCAATGCTCGCCGCCGTCGGCAAGGTGAACGTGCCGGCATTCGTCGTGAGTTCCACCGTGCCATCCGTTGAAAGATTGATCGTGTAATTGCCAGTTTTGGCGACGTAGGCATTCAATATAAATGGCGTGCCGCCCCCGCCGGAACACGTCACCCAGTTGCCTTGACCGCTGATGCAATGCGAATTGTTATTGTCCAGCAGCGGCAAAAATCCGTGGTGGACAATGCTGGCGTTGTTCGTCGTGATGTTGGTGAGCGACAAGCCCGCTTCAGGGATGCCGGTGATGTTCGTGCCCGTGCCGCTTGAGGGCGTTCCGAGTGCTCCGGCATTGACCAGGACCGACCCGGCCGTGCCGACATTGACCGCCAAGGCTGTCGCCACGCCCGTGCCCAAACTCGCAATGCCGCCGAGGGGCAATCCCGTCGCATTCGTCAAGGTCAGACTTGACGGCGTGCCGCCTGCGCCGTTGAACGTCACGAACGCGCCAGCCGATCCGACGTTCACGCCCAAGGCCGTCACCACACCCGTGCCCGTCGTGGTCGTCTTCACGACCGTTGTGCCGTTGCCTAACGCAATCGCATTGGCGACCAGCGAGGCGCCGGAAATCGTCACCGTGCCCCCGCCGGCAGGGGTTCCACAGTCCCACAAAAACGTGGTTGTGTTGTAGATGGCCGTCTGGCCGTTTGAGCAGTTGAGTGGCAATTTCCCTGGGAATTGCGATTGTGCTGCAACGTGCGTGCAGGCGATGAGCGTGATGGCCTGAATAATTAGAAACGCGACTATGCGCCCACGCATGACGACTCCAATCTGCTAAAATAAACAGAGCGCGACGGTGTTATGGACACCTGCCGCGCTCCTAACCAGACTCGCGCCACGGGAGGGCGCTCGACATGGCTGACCCAAATCCTACACCGTTCTGTCTCTGCGGCTGCGGTGGACTCGCGCCTATCGCGCCATTCAGCACGAAGAAGCGCGGCTGGGTGAAAGGCCAGCCTAAGCGATATATCTTCGGTCACTACCTGAAGAATCGAGCGATATCTCCTAAGTATTACCGCAAAATCAACGTTGAGAGCGGAAGTGCGCTGGTTCACGTCCGTATTGCGGAGAAGGCGCTGGGCAAGCCGTTGCCAGAAGGCGCGGAAGTTCATCACGTAGACGGCAATCGTTCGAATAATGCGAATAGGAATCTGGTCATCTGCCAGGATCGGTCCTATCATCGCCTGCTGCACGTCAGGACTCGCGTGCTCAAGGCCGGCGGCAATCCAAATACCCAACGGATTTGCCACCATTGCCGAGTGCTCGTCCTGATTGACGATATGTATCGCGATGCCAGTCATTTCGAAGGCCTCGACCACTTTTGCAAGCCATGCCGACGCGCCTTCTCTGATCGCACTCGAATGACGAAGCACCAGAGGTAACGTCGCATCTCTACACCTTCCCCAAAAGCTTCATGATCGCCATCAGCGTGCCGATGCCGAAGACGTAAATGCCGAAGGCGGTCTTGATGTCCAACCGCGTAACCGGCGAGAGTTCGCCCGTCGCTGTAACCGTCTTGGAGATAGCGTCCTGCACTGAATCTCGAAAGGAATGCCAACGCTGGCGGATCGTCTGGAACTCCTCTCGGAGAAACTTCACCGCTTCCTCGAGCCGCGTGACGCGACCGTTGGTGATGTCCTGCTTTGCAATGACACTTTGGAACAACCCTTTATTCTCGGCATGCTGCTGCTCGCGATAGCCGCGCTCTTGGGCCATGAGTTGCGACACACGGGTAATCACGTCATCGCCCATCGCCCTAACATCATCGCGGGTCGCGTAGCCGTTCGCCATCAGCCGCGCACCATGCCCGATAGGCCCGTCACAATCAGATTGTCCACGCTAATCGCGTAATACCAGGTCAAGGCCCCTGACGCCGACCCGCGTTCCGCCCACACGAACGTCCAGAACCCCGGCGAGGAGAGTAGCCCGCGATAATCCGCCTGCGCTGTCACGAATCCGCCGGCCGGGGCCGAGTCGCTCGAGATGCCCTGACAGAGCGGCATGGGCGTAAACGGTCCCGCTGAGGCGGTGCTGATGCCGACATAGGCCCGGTCGCCGGCCGTGGCGGTGCCGACGAGCGCATTGGCGTGTAACTCCAGCGCATCTTCGACATTGCCGAGGACGACGGTGACTTGATTGGCGGCGCGTCCATCCGCCTGACGCCAGGTCGCCGTGTTGTAGCTCGAGGTCGCATCGCTGGTTTCTTGGATCAAGAGGGGGCGTTCGACGCGGTTGGAGTAATTCCAGACATTGCGGGACGCCAGCGTGTCATAAATGACGGAGCCAATTAGGCCGACCGTGCCAAGATAGCGCCGGGTGGTCGCACCGGATTTCACGTAGACGCCATCCTGTAAGGCGAGGCCCGTGGCCCGCACGAATGCGCTGGTCCAGACGGTAAAGTCAAGCGCCACGACGCCGGAATTGTTATACGCCCAAATGTCCGCCGGCTTGTCATTCGTCAACAGGTTCGTCGCCAGGGACAATTCAGAAAACGTGAGAATCTGCCAGACGGACCCGGAATAGAGCGAGATCCGATTGCCACGGAATGGGGTGTAGTAGAGAAAGCTATTCGTCGTGCCGGAGACGGGCACGGCCACGCCACTGGTGACGGTCAATCGACCATCGGCAAAGTCATTGGACAGCACGGGCGCGGTGGAGGGGCCGACGGCATACCAGTTGGACCCGTCGCGAATAAACTCCTGCCGCTGGTTGATCGTGCTGAGGACGATGCTATTACCGTCCGAGGTGAGGATGTTGCCGATGCCGCTCCGCACGGTGATCGGCGCTGACCCGTTTGTGTTGCTGATGACGAGCGGTGCGCCATCCGGCAACCCTGTCACCGCCATCGTGTCGAGATTGTCAGCCGCCCCGCCTTCGGGGCTGACATGGTGCTCGTTCTTCGTCGGCGTGATGGCCCCGCCCGCAATCGTGAGGGTCGTGGAGGCCCCATAGCCCAAGACCAGCGTCGTCGCATTGCCGCTGTCGGACGGCACCGGCACGATGACATCTTCAATCGTGCGGACATGGGCCTGGTTCACGTCGTAGAGGTAGACATCGTAGGCCACGGCCGTGGTCCCTGACGGCACGGGCGCGAAATACATCGGGGAGACGGGCATTCCCGCCACGTCCAAGCGCAGTGTCGAGGCGAGCGTGACGCTGTTGGCATTCGGTGTCGTGCAGCCCACGTCAGAAAACGACGCCTGCAACGTGCTCAAACCCGCCAATTTCGTGACGACATATCCCAGCGCCAACGGTTCACCCGTGGCGTCGAAGAAGGGCTGTGAGCCGAAGATGAGCGAGCCGGTGCTGTTCAACGCTTCACCCCTAACGAAGAATCCACCCGTGCGCCTGTGGCAGTTTGCGGGATGGTATTCCCCGCTTTGATTAACGACTGAATCGAGGCGATATTCGCCGCTAGACGAGCCGAGGTTGAGACGGTCGGACTCATCTTCGCCAAGGTCATCCCGTTCACCATCAAGCGAACAATCGTCGGGTTATTCATGGCCTTCGCAAACTGACCAGCCAGAAGGTCTTGGGCCACCGTGCCGCCAGCCGCAATAACCCCCATCGTCGGATGCCCGGAGGCCGCACCGACCACGGCTTCCATCGGGGCTAAGAGCAGTTTGAGATAGTTCGCACCGGCCGCAGCAGACCCGGACGGATTGACATTCTCTTGAATCTTCGATGCAGCCGTAAAGAGGTCATCCACGCGCGATAAATAATTCGGGTCTTTGGCGATTGCGTCCTTGTAAAGAATCTGCTTGGTTTCGTCGCTCATTGAGCGCCAATCACGAGCGGCATTGTCGAGTTTGAAGCCGTTCTCCTTGAGCCGCGCCTCCTTGAAGGCGTCCTCGAAAAATGACCGGCCGAGGTTCTGCACGGTATCAGGAGATTGGGAGGCGAGGCGGCGCAACTTCACTAATCCTGCATCGGACAACAAGGCGTTAGTGGCCGTAATGGGTGAGCGCATCTGGTCCGTGCCGGCGAGATTGTCGAGCGTTGATGCAGCCCGATATTTGTTCGCCGTTGCCAGTCGGCCATCCTGTAAGGCCTGGAACGCATTAGGGTCCACTTTCACCGCCGCATCGATTTGGCCCTGCACGGTCTTGATGATGGTCCTCAACTGGCCAGAGGTCGCGCCAAACTGATTGTTCTGAGACCGCAATGCTTCTTTGAGATTGCCCAGCACACGTTCGGCCGCTATGACAGGCATTTCGCCCACGGGAGAGGTCGCGCCGGGAACTTGGGCCTTCATAAACAGATCGAGATAGGCTTTGGTCTGCCCAGGCGCAGTCGCGGCATCCAGACCACCCGTCGATCTATTCAGCGAATCGAGATGGTCATAAATCGGACGCAGCACGGCGCGAATCGCCGGTAACGGCACGCCATTGAGCTTCCCGGCATTCTGTGCATCTTCGACGGCGCTGTAGCTTTTCTCGGCCGTTGCGCCTTCTTGCTTGATTGTCTGCTTCAGCGTGTCGAACACTTGCTGTCCCGCTTGAGCGCCGGTTGTGGCTCCAGTGCCGGTCGGGTTCGAATCTCGAGCAATGCGATCCGCCCAATCTCCCAGCCCTTGCTCAGTCGCTAATGCGGCGCGATTGACCGCACTGGCTCCAGTGGCGGTCGTTTTCTCGGCGAGTTGCGTGACGCTTGTGAGAGCGCGATTTCCCGTCGCCACGCCAGCACTCACCGGAACGCCTTCGGTCCTCGCTGCATCCAGCGCCCCGGCCACTTGCGGTTTCATGGCTGTTCGCATGGAGGGAATGCCGATGCGTGTCGGCAACATCTCGGGCACTTTGCCTGCGACAATGCTGGCGATGCCATTGCCCGCAATCTGCTCGCGGGTCGCTTGATCGGGCGCGTCGGCATACTGGATGAACAGCGGACCGAGCGCGGGGATAGCGGACACCAAGAGCCGTGCCGCCCCTTCGACGGGCTTCCCGTTCTTGATGGCATCGAAGCCGGTCTGCGCGGCTGACCCATGCGCCTTGAAGAAGTCCTCCGGCATCGACAGGACCATCTGCGCGAAGCCTTGCGGGTCACGGAGCGGATAGCTCAGCGCGTCCGATGTATCCAAGACTGTCCGTCCAGCCGTCGCCGCCATGTCTCCCACAGGCATATGCATCTGACTGCCAGGTGTTTCGCCGCGCTGGAAGGCAGCGATGCGAGAACCCGCGCCAGTAGGCGCGAGACTCGTTGATACGGGAGGCGTCTGCTGCTGCGAATCGAACGTAATCGCCTGACCGACCGGCGGCGGATCAAATGAAACGGGCTTGCCAATCGGCGGCGGCGTGAAGATAGGCTGCTGCGGCATCACCGAATCCTCACGAACTGGTCGTCATAGACGGTGCCGTCAGGCGCTTGCCATCCGTCCGCGATCCGCGTGAACGTGACCGACTGACCTCCGATGCTCCCGACATGCGTATCGCCAACTTTGGCCGGCGCTTGAGTCGTGTTCGGCTGCTTGCCTTTGAAGTTCCCGCCCACGCCAAATAAATCCCATACCGACTTCTGTGTGCGATCCACGCTGCCTTGCAGCACCGTGCCCATCTTCTTGGTGGAGTTCTCAATCGCCTTCTGCAAACCGTCAAGGGAACCGGCCGCGATGCCGTTCTTGATCGTATTCTCGGCGTCGATCTTGTCCTGCACCGCGATGTTGTTGCCCGTGCGCCCCTGTGTCGCGGCGTAGTAGGCCGTGAGTTCGTTCCGCAACTGCCCGAGGTGCAACGCATACTGCTGCGCGAGGTCGTCGTTGACTTCCTGACCCGCCCATACTTTGAGGACGTTCGCAAACTTCAAGCTGCCGAGGTCTTTGTCGTTCGCCACGGTGCGGAGGTTGTCAATCGTCCCCAGCACTTCGTTCTCCATGATCTTCGTATTGTTCAAACGCGAGATGTTCGCACTCAGCACATCGTTGTAGGTCTTATATTGCGACTTGATCGTGGACACATCGACGTTGTGCGCTCGTGCCCACGTCTGCGCCTCAAGGGCCGCCGCTTTGCGCGTGGCCGCATCGCGTGGAAGGGTCGTCGGATCGACCAACGACCTAAAAGCATTGAGACTCAAGCCCGTTTGGCTCAGCAGGTTCAAGCTCGCCGGGTCTGGCGGCAATTCAGGTTCAGCCGCAGGAGCGGGAGGCCGTCCCGCTGCATCAAACTGGGTCTTCGCCTGCAAGACCTGTTGCGGGGTCGGATTCGGCCCATACTTGCGCGTCGTGAAATCTTCGAGACTCCCGACATTCGGCGGCGCAGGAGGCTTCACGGGCGCAGCCGGAGCCGTATACGGCGTCGGACCGAGTTGGTTCTCCCGGATCGCGGTCGCCCCTGGAGCGAGTTGGATGACCTTGCTTTCCTTGCCTTGCAACTGGTCGAGCATCTGCGGAATCTTCGAGGGGTCCGCCTGCGCCCGCTTGATAATGGCCGTCGCTTCGTCATCCCGAAGATATCGATTGAGCACCGCCCCATGCACCGCCTGTCCCAGCGCATCGAGACTGTCGCCCGAGGCATGCACGATATCGATAGCCTTGTTCATGTAGGCGGTCTGCGCCTCATGGGCCTGCTTGTTCAAGGAGTCAAGCGACTCGAGATGCGGCTTCAGTTCAGCTGGGTCAAAGGGCAATCCGGCCTGCTGCATCGCCTGATGCGCCTTGTCGATATTCAATCGCCAGTTCCCGCTGTCATCCTGCTCCCATGAGTTCAGGAGAATCTGATTCTGCTGGCCGCGCTGGGCCGCAGCGGCTTTCTCGTCGCCCATCTGCCCGAGTTGCGCCTGTCCGATCTGATTCCTCGTCTGCGCTTCGGTCAACTGCGCCTGCCGTAACGGTTCTTCCGCTTTCAGGTCTTGCGCGTGCTGGATGCCCTGCCCAATCGTCTGCCCCGCATTCGACAAGGCAGCGCCCCACAGCAAGCCCTTGTTACGTTGGGCATCGGCCGTAATCTGCGCCTGACGCAGTAAGGCGTCGGATTTGAGCCGCCCGCCTTCGAGCAGAATCTCTGCGAGGGACGGCATTAGTAAGTCGGCCTCCCCAACGTCGAGGGCGTATAGCCCAGTCCGCCGCTATATTGTCCATAGGGCAGCGTAGACGGATCTTGCTGATTCGGGCCGAGGTTGTTCAATGAACTCGTCGGGTTCCCGAGACTCGGCCCCGGTTCACCGCCGTAACCTGACGCGGTGCCGCCGCCAGCATAGTTCGGCAGCGCCGTCTGCGGGTAGGGCACGTTACTCGCGCCCGTTGAGGCTGTGTGACCGCCGGGATAGGCCCCAGGTGTCGCCAAGCCGGCGAGCGTCCCGAGCGCCGATAACCGCTGCCCATAGCCCTGCAAGCCCAGTGAGGCCGCATTGTAGGCGCTCTGGTTGTTCAGGCTGGCCGCATTGAAGCTATTCTGCGCGTTCCGGTCAAAGGCGGCTTGACGTTCCTGCTCCGTCATCTGCGCCTCGCCATAGGCGCGGCCATACACCTTGTCGTATTGCTGACTGGCCGCATTCTGATTGAACTGCGAGATGTCCTTGAGCGTGCCGCCCGTCAAGAGCGTGCCACGAGCCGACGCACCGTGTTCAATGCCCTGCTGCCCCTGCGACAAGGCGAACTGATACCCCGGATCGCTCTCGGCCTGGGCTTGGGTCGGCGCGACGAACTTCGCCGCACCAGGGTCCACAGGGGCCTGATACGGCGTCGGGCTATAGCCACCACCGCCACCAGCCCCGAGTGCCTGACTCAAGGCATCAAGGTAGGGCTGACGGGCTGTTGAGGTCGCGGACTGGAGCCAGCGTTCATAGTCCTGCTGGTCCCGTGCGGCCGCTGCCGCTTGGTTATTGGCTTCCTCTTGGACATCGGCGGCACGGTTGCTCGCCGCTAACTGGTCTTTGGCCGCGCTGCTATTGGCCCTGGAACTCAGCCCAGCCCCGGCCAGACCGCCGGCCGCGCCGATTCCCGCCGAGATGATTCCGCCTGCGACCGCCCCGAGTGGCATTACGTCGTCTCCTTCACCGGCAGCACATAGAGCGCCACGTCAATCGGCTCTGCGCCGGCCGTCGCCAACATCCCGACCACTTCAGGCGTCCGCGCCCCTGTCCAGACGGACGGAACCCCGAGCGATTCAACATGCCGACGCATCCCGATCAAGAGCTTCCGAAAGACGGACGGATTCCCGCGTTCGGCAGGCACCACGCCCAAGCCTTCCAAGTGGTAATGGACCAAGCCAAAACCTGACCAGCAGGCGACGAGTTCGCCATCGCGCTCGACCGCAATCACGGTGGAACCTTCAGGCAGATCGGCACTCTGGACGCCTAACGATGTGGCATCCAATCGCGACCATTCAGACCGTGGCAACTGTCGCACCGTCAAGCTCATGGCCGCACCCCGTGAATCCCCTGCCGCCAGATCGTCGCCTTAACTTCCAACTCCGCCACCTTTTGCTTCAGCGCCTCGTTCTCGACGCGCAAGGCTTCGACTTCCGCCTGCATCTGCGCCAACGTGAAGGCCTGCTGGCCGATCCAGTCCCGCACGATTGCCGCCGCTCGATCTCCGGGTGTCATATCGCCATCCCCTTACGTGGGCGTGAAACTCACGTTACACAGAATCCCGCCGAGGATGTCGAAGTTCATGAAGTTGTCCGGTCCAGCATGCAAGGCCACGGAGAGGGCCGTCTGCGTGACTCCGACCGTCGTGCCCGAGGTAAACGCGCCATCGGCGCGGACATTCCCCGTCGCTCTCACCGCTGCGAACGTCGGGGACGCGGCCACCTTGACCGACTGGTCAAACCAATCATTCAACGTCGTCGCCCCGTTCACCGTCACGGCATGGGTATTCACGGACAGGCTCGTCAGCGTCAATCCGTTGAAGGTCGGCGAGGCGGCGGATTTCACGGACTGGTCAAACCAGTCGTCCAGGGTGACCGCCCCGGACACGGTGACGACATGTCCATTCACCGAGAGGGCGGTCGTCGTCATCCCGGCAAAGGTCGGGCTGCTGCCACTCGTCACGGACTGATTGAACCACGCCGCAAGGACCGTTGAGTCCTTCAGGAGTGCGCCCGTCGTGCCATCCCAGGCTGCCAAGACGCTATCGGTCGAGGACGCCGGTCCAGTGACATCGCCGCCCGATCCGGTCGCCGACAGCACCGTGCCCACTAAGGCGATACCCGCCCCGAGCGTGATCCATTGGGGCGGACCCACATTGACATCAGGGGACCGCCCCATCAGCACGCCGGGGTTCAACTGGTCATATTGCGTGAAATAGCCGTTCCAGCCGACCGTGATCTTGCCGGTGCTATCGGCCATCGGCGCAGCGACCGGGGACGGACTGAAGTTCGCGGGCATCAGCGTTGCCCCGTCCCGGACTCGAGCCGCAGGAAACAGGAGTTGATGCGCACGGGAATCGTTGCCGTCGTCACCGCCCGCAGCACGAGGTCATTGAACGCCCCAGGTGTTCGGTTCCAGCGCGGCAAATAGGCAAACTTGCCCATCGGTCCCAAGGACTTATCCAGCGGCGTCGAGAACGTGTGTCCGCCGTCCTTGCTGTAACTGAGCGACATCACCGGGTCAGGGTCAGCCACGGTCGCCAAGCCCGTCTCGAGGCCAATCGCCACTTCGGACCCAAACATCGGCTGATGGTTCTGGTTCAGGTGCGGGGCGGTCCTCACTCGGCGAATCGGCACGCCATCATCCGTGCCAATCTCCGCCGACTGGACATAGATCGTGCCCGTCGTCCGGTCGCCGACCAAATGCAGGCTATCCCACGCATAGCCGTGACACCACTGGTGCAACGGCCCATACGTCGCATTGCCATCGTTCCAGACGCCCCAGGTGGACCAGAGCCTCGTCGCGAGGTCGTAATCCAAGCACGGGCCGGTGTTCGGGCACAGCACATAGTGGGTATGGCCGCGCTCCTGGTAACTGTAGGCGCGGACGTTCGACAGATCAGGCAAGTCCGACAGGATGCGGTCCTCGGCAAACGTCGAAATCTTATTGAAGCCGCCCAACGTCGCTTGGACGACAAAGGCCCCGCCCTGCTCGTTACTGCACACGAAGATCATCGCCCCGTCGCACTCGGCCACCGACCATTGAGCGCCCAAGCCAAACTCAAAGAGCGTATTGGCGTAGGGCTGGAACGGAAACGTCCCGCCGGCATTGACCCACGGCTCCGTGCGCTGCGACCCGAGCATCCACAGCGTGCGGTTGACGACCCGAATCGCCATCAGGGCATCCGAGGACGAACTGACGGACCCCACATCGGTCGCATCCCACGTCGTGCCGTCCTCGAGCGACGACAGATAGAACTTGGACGTGGACGCCTGCATGACGATGAAGTAGCCGTCGAGGAAGTCACACATCACAGCATTCGTCGGAAACGACGGGTCCGTAATCTGCGAGAACATGTTCGAGATCGTGTCGTAGATGTAGCCGAAGCCGCCGGAGATAATCAAAAACTGGTGCCCGCCGTGCCCGTTGAAGGCAATCGAGGCGGGCTGGTCATCCGCGACGACCCCGCCGAGGAACGTCGCCGTGCCGGTGCCGTCCCCGTTGTTGTGCAACTCGGCCACGACACTCCCCACCACGCAGATGGCAAAGGCGTCTTGGGCGAACAAGGCGCGGACGGAACTGCCCGGTGAGCCGAGGTTGACAAACTGTGAAATGCCCGGACGACCATAGAGCGCCACCGGGAACGGCGATTTGTCCGTCTCGCTCTGCGTCGGCTCCACTAGCCAGTTGATGAGTTCCGACGTGGCGACATTCACCGACGTAGATCGGTAACTTGCGCCACAAAAAGCAGGAAACGGAACGACTTGCATCGGCCTAACTCGGTCCCAGCCCGCTGATGATGACGGAAATCTTGCCGCCGCCAGCAATCGCCGTCGAGACACGCGCTCGGATGCGCTGGAACGCCACGGCGTTGAAGTTGTGGATGATCGTCTGCGACCGCGAACCGGTCAGCGCCGAGCAGTCGTAGGTCGTAATCTGCGACCAGGTGCCGGTGTAGATGCCCACCACGGTTTCATCCCAGTAGGCTTCCTCAAACGTCACCACGCCGGAACTGATGGTGCCGCCATCCGCCTCGATGATGAAGGCGATGTAGGGCAGCCGGCGGGCGTCGATGAATTGCCCGAGCGTTTCGTCGGTCGTGGCGAGCGTGAGTGATTTGACGGTGACGTTTCCGACGCCTGTAGGCATGATGTCCTCAGTAATTCCCTGACACGATGTTGTAGCCAGCCCTGCGGTCGCCAAAGATGCGCGAGGCGTCGTTCGGAAGGTCGTTGATCTTGTTGTTCGCCCGCTTGATGAGCGCCAGCGCCTTGACCGCGAGCGCCCCAATCAGCGGCGGGATGTCGCGCCCGTTCGGGGCCGCAATCCGCAAGTCGAACTGATACTGGATCGCTTCCTCATACCCGGGCACGGACGGGAAGTCATAGACCGTCGTCAAGTCCGCGAAGCCGGTGAAGACATTCTTCAGGTAGAGCACCAACTGGTTCGCCGCCGTGTTCGGGCGCGGCCAGAGGAAGATCGTCCCGTAGGGATAGGTCGCGTTGTAATACACGTCCGTAAACTGCGAGTTGCTCATGTTCTTGAGCTGGATCGACTGGTAGCCGTCATCCGTCAAGACCTGACGCGGAATCTCCGTCGGCGTGCCCGTGATCGCCGCGGCGGTGAGCGTGCCAACCGCTGGCGTCGTCGGTGCGCCATCGAGCGTGAAGGTGTAGCTGTTCACGCCAATGACCGTTTCGACCGTCTGGAGGCCGTTGTATTCGGGCTGCGTGGCCCCCTGAATGAAGGCTTCGTCGCCCACCGCAAACGGATGCGCCGCCTGCGTCACGGTCGCCGTGTAACCGCTGCGCGTAATAGACGTGACCGACAAGGCTGACGACAAGGCCGCGAGCCACAGCCCCGCCCCGTCAATCGATTCAGGCCGGGGGACGTTGAAATCGCCCCCCAGCCCAATCGTGTAGGTCTGCTTGTTGGCGACAATCGGGAACACCATCCGCTCAATGGCCGTCACCGTGCCGTATTGCGTGCGCCAGCCCGAGAGCATGGCGTTGAGACGCGCCAACCCGTCCTGTGCGTCCTCGGCGTCAAGGCTCTCGCCTTTGCCGAGGATGTTCAGGTCGCTATACGAGCGGTTGAGCAACGTCAACGCCGAAACCGGCATGGGCCTCCGTTACGACGAACGACGCAACCAGGCATACGCGCCAGCCCGAATGGCCGACGCATCCGCACCCGAGGCGGACGTGTTCTGCGTGCCGGTGAATACGAAGGTTCCAGCGACCGTCACGGTCATCGACCCCTTGATGTTCACGAGCGTATAGGCCGCCGTCTTGCTGTCGAATACCTTCGTCGCAGTCGTGGTCGTCGTGCCCTGTGTGGACACGGCGGTCGTCGCATCGGCTGCGGTTGCCGCATAGGTCTGATACTGGATCGCCGTGATGGTGGCTGACGTATAGGCGAAGGCGATGGTCAGCCCGCCCGTGGTCGTCATGATCGTTGGCAGGTTTACCTCGAAGACGTAGGTGCCCGGAACGACCGTCCACGAGAAGCCGGTAATCGTGGCCGGCGTCACCGTCGCGCTGTAGTCGGCCTGTGCCGCGAGGATCTTCTGGTCGCTGTAGATGACGCCGGTGAGCGTGGAACCCGTGAGAGTGCCGCCGGTCACCGTCGGGGTGGACGACACGCCTGCGTAGAGTTCGCCCAACATCGTGTTGAGCAAGGTGCGGGTCTTCCGGGTAAACGAGCCTTCCTGAGTGAGGGTGGTCTGTGACACTGCAAGCCCCTTTCAACGGGCAAGGCCATCGCCGCACCATGCGGCAAGGCAGTGAGATGAACTAGTCGGTCGTCGGGATCACCTTGCGCGGTCGGCCTCGCGGTTTGACCGGCGTGCGCGGCACTTCGCCAAGATGGCCGGACTGGGCCTCCTCAGCCGCCGCGGACTCTGCACGAGCCTTCTCGCCCATGTTGCGGTCGCTGTAATTGCGCTCCGCCGCCGCCACGGCCACCGCCTGCTCGTAGGCAATCACATGGTTCTGTGCGGCCTCGCGGCCCTGACGGAAGCCCTGCGCCTCGAGCACCTTGGCCTGGTTCTCGTTCTCGCAGAGAATGAACCCGTCGTCGATAAAGTCGCCGTTCGTCGTGGACCGCTTCACGCGGTAAAAGGCGGCAGGCCACTGTTGGAACCCGACCACCTCGCGGGGACGGCCGGGAGGCCCGTAGGGGCTGTATCCCATTTCCCACTTCGCCATCTCACGCGCATAGGCGGAGGCGGGGTTGTGGACAATGCCACCGGGCATGTGTGCGTCTTTGAAGTCGGCTGAAGCCATAACGTTGAATCCTCAACGGGAAACGGACCCCGAGCCGTATGCGACGCGCTCGGGGTCCAGGTGAACATCGCTTTACGTCGCGGCCACGTCAATCGTGGTCAGCGTGCCAGACAGCGGTGACGGGAACGGCACCCACTGCTCGTCCACGGCCATGAGCGAAATGATGCCTTTGCCAGTCGCATCCATCGTCAGCGCCGTCAGCGAACCTCCGGTCAAGCCGGTGATCGTCACGGCATGAGCAGCAGCGCCAGCTCCGGCAATGACGAGTTGGGTCCAGTCCAGGTCTTTCGTCGGCGCGGCGAGCGTCATCGCCAGCGCCACCGTGCCGTTCAATAGAGCGAACCTGATATTGCCGGCAGGCGGTAGGTCAATCGCCCCGTTCGCGCCGTAACTCGCGTATGTCCGTGCAAGACCCGCAATCGGGTAGAGCACGTTCTCTTGCGGCGAGGTCTGCTGGTTGAAGTCCGCGGCGTTGCCGCCGACGACCCGCGCCAGAATCCCGTGCGCCGTTGCCACGGTGCCGCCCTGCCCACGCAGCACCGGCACAATCGTCGCCGCCGCCACGTAACCCTTCGCCACCTGGAACAGTTCGCCGTCCACGCGGATCGTGTCGCCAATGGCGACCGACGCGCCAGAGGTCAGGACCAGTTGCCGTGCGTCAATCGCTGCGGCCGATGCCAATGTCGTTTCGTAAAGTGCCATGTCAATGACCTCCTCAGGTCTGTAAGCCGAGTCGAACCGAAGCGAAGAGGGTTGCCCTGTTTCCCAGCCCCGGCAGGCTTCTGCCGCTGCTCAGGGCAAACCCTCTCAGTGAGCTATTTCACGTCCTTTGCGCGCCCGAGTAACAGTCGATATCGCATCTGCATCATCGTCAATCCTGTCGCCTTACAAGCATCCCTCACGCAGGGATATCGGACGCCTTCGTATTCAATCGGTCGAGCCTTCGGGTGCGCTCCTCCACGCTTTTGGTTGAGACGCATCTTCGCTTTGGCTTCCTCAGATTGTGGAATCCCTTTATTCCACGCTCGCTGCCCTTTCCGGGCTTCTGAGAGCCGCTTTCGAAGTTCTGCCGACAAGGGTCCGGTTTTCAAGCCGGTATTCCATGTCGGCTTCCCTCGATTGGCGCGAGAGATCGCGGCTTTGTTCTTCTCGGTCATCGCCCGAAGGTGCTGACCGATGCCACCCGCAGTCATGTTGTAGCCGTGAGGCGTCAACGTGCCGAGAGCAGCAATCGCCGCGACTTCCATCGCCAAAAGTTCTTGATAGCTTGTTGGCCTCGCCAACTCGACTACCTCAAACTGTTCCCAACCGTCGTCTCGAATCGCTTGATGCAGCACTGACGTTCGGTCGCCTTTTGCTGCCCGGTGCCGATGCAGCACCAAGCGATCATTCAGTCTCTTGCGCGTCGTGGCCCCGATGTAACTAAGGCCTGTCTTGCGATTCATCAGCTTGTAGAGAATCAATCAGCCCCTCCGGGCTAATTATACCCTCTACCTAGCTACTTATCACTCAAGACATCAAGCGTACGGCGAAATATGGCAGAATCGCGGCGACGCCCCCGAGCGTATCCACACGGCTTGGCGACTGGTCCGTCTGGATGTTGTATTGCTCGACCCAGCGCATGCTGATCTTCGTGTCCGCATCGCCGACCGTCTTGGCGTTCGCACCCGCGAGCGCGTCCGGCAGGTCCACCATCGCGAACGCGAAAGCGGCCGGGTTGAACATGAGCGACTGCCGCGTCTGTGTCGCCGCCATCGTGGCCGCCACGGTGCCGGTCGCCCCGAGGAACGTCAACGCCGCGCTGTTGCCCGGTGCCGCCGTGACCGTCTGGAGTGACCCGGACGGGATGATCGACGGGCTGATCGAGAGCGTCGCTGTGGTCACACCTGACGCGTCGGCCGTCAGCACGAACTGCTGGAGGACGCCGGTCGAGGTGTAGCTTTCCGGGTTGACGCCGTAGACACCATCAATCGTAAAGATGTCGCCCTGCTTCAGCGCATAGGTGCCCATGCCCGAGGTCGCGAGCGACGATCCGGTCTGTCCGCCCGAGGACGTGATCGGGGTCGCCGTCGTGAACGTCCCGGTCGTGTGGATCGGGATATTCGGGTCGTAATACCACTCCTCGACGCCGAGTGCCGCCGCCCCGAACTGGCCCTGCTTGAAATACTGGCTGATCTGGCCGGCCGGATTGAACAGCGCGAAGTTGTTGGCGAGGAGCGACGACTGGGTGAGCGGGTCGATGACGCACATCAGGTCTTCGGCCGGCACGGCGTTGTTGTGCAAGAGCGCGACCGCATCGGTCCACGTCTTGTTGTCCGTGATGGCCGTGCCCGGTGTGCCGGCCGCGAAGTAGACCGACTTGTAGACTTCCGCGCCCGCGACCACGTCCCACTTGTTCGCCTGACGACGACCCGCGGTCTTCGTATAGCGGTTCTGCACCTGCTCGACTTCGAGGGCCGACTGCGAGGACGACCACCCCATGCCAATCTGGAACTGGTGGTTGATCGTCAGCGGCACGGTCTGGTTCAGAATGGCCTGTTGAATCAAGCCCTGACCTTCGACGACCGGCCACCGCTGTTGGATGCGGACCTGCACCGTGTCGCCAATCTGCGTGCCTTCGGGCTTGTCCTTGAAGTTGCCCTTTTCCCACGAACGGTCGAATCGGCCGATGAGCTTAAGGTTATTCTTGAAGTTGACCGCAACGTCCTTCGAGACCCACGTCGGAGTAATGAACGTATTTGTCGCCATGCTCGGCTACTTTCCGTAGCACGAGGGTCGAACCTTACGAGCGGCGGCGTCGATTGAATCTGGCTTCGTGCTCGGCCAGGGACGCGTCATCGCCTAAGGGTTCTTCCCCGGTGCGAATCGGCCCTGTCCGCACCGGATTGGGCGGGCGTGGCGGGATATACGACGGAAGCGGCTCGGCGGACGATCCGGTCGGTGCGTCCTGCACGGCGCGTTGCGCGAGTCGGCGTTGCACAATCGCAACGGAAGCGTCACTGACAGCCTTGCCATCAGTCAACAGGACGAGTTCGTCGAGCACGTCCTGATGTTGCGCGAGATGATACACGAACGATGGCCCCTTGTCACTTTTCACAATCGCCGCGACGAGGAGTTCCGGGAGATTGCCGTCGCGAATCGGCTTCGTCACCGCATCATAGTCGGCGGTCTTCTCCGCGAAGTTCCGCTCGCGAGCCTGGAAGGCGTCAATCTCGGCCTTGACGTTCGCTTTGACGGACGTATCCGCCTCAGCCTTCTTCGCGTCGAAGGCGTCCTTCTGGCGGTCATACTTCGCCATCGCTCTCGTGAACGCCAGATACGGGTCAGGCTGGTCCGCGAACTGCTCGAGCGTCGGTTCCTTCGCGTCGAACACGGCCGGCGCGTCAACTTTCGGCGTCGGCTTGACCTCGACCTTCGGCTTGTAGCCGTCCAAGTCCGCCTCGACCGCCTTGATCTGCCGCTTCAGATTCAATAGGCGCTTACTGCCGGCGACCGAATCCGGGTTGAGCTTCGCGAGTTCCGCTTCCTTCTCGCGCAAGGTCTTCGTCAGCGCCTTGATTTCGTTCACATCCTCTGGCTTGGCCTCTTGTGAGGCCGCACGGTGCCGTGGCTGGAACCGTCCGGCGTCGTCCCGGCCTCGATCCTCGCCGTCGTCATCGTCGTCCTCAGGGCCGACAGCGGGCTGTGAGCCGTTGCGCTTGAACTGGGCCTCATGGTCGGCCAGTGACCCGCCGTCATCGGCCTGACTCGGTTCAATAGGGGCTGGCTGCGGAACTACATCAAGCGCCATAGTTTCTCCATGCGGCAGTCGCGTTCGGCATTACTTGACCCTTGAGGCCTTCCGGCGTCACTTCAGTCACGAGGATGCGCTGCCCACCTTTGAACGTCACGGTATCGCCTACCCCGATGGCTGCGACACGCTTCTCAACCGCCTCAGCCTTACGGCGCTCATAGGGGCCGCGGCGCTTGGCGTCACCCATTGGCTGGAGCCTCCGGCTGCGGGGCCAAGTCGGCGGCTTGTTGCTGTGTTTCTAACGCCTGCTGATGCCCTTGGTCGCCTTGGGCGAGCGCCTGCTGGTGCGACTGGTCGCCCTGCTCCAGTGCCGCCTGCTGGCCCTGGTCGGCCATCGCATGGTCGTGCAACTGCTGCATGGCCGTGATGCCGGTTTCATGAGCCTGTGCGCCCAGTCGCGCCCGTTCATCCAAGAACAGCGCAATCCGGTCCACCTTCGCGCCCAGTTCCGCCACCGCCAACTTGACCTCGCGGTCCATCGCCGCCTGCTGGTCGGACGACTGACGGTCGAGTGCTGCCGTCCGCTCCTTTGACGCATCCGAATGCGCCGCAATCGTCACCTTCGCCAAGTTCGCGTCGGCCTGCTGCTGGAGCTTCTGCATCTGCTCTTGCATCTGCGCCAGTTGGGCTTGCACCTTCGGGTCCGGGGCCTGTGTGCCGTTCACGACCGCCAAGACGCGCGGGTCCAAGACCGCCTTATAGCGTTCGGCCAGTTTCTCATGGTCCGGGATGTCCATGACCTTCCAGAACAGGTCGCCGATGATCGACATTTGCTGCGGGTCGGCTGAAATCACCCCGCCCAAGACCTCGGCAATCTCCTGGTTCCGTGTCTCCGCCTTCCGCTTGACCGTCAGCGCCACGTTGAAGTCGGCATCCTTCGTCAACTTCATCGTTTTCGGCTGCTGCGGTGGAGGCGTAGGCGGCTGACCTGGCTGCGGAGGCGCTTGCGGGGCCGGAGGCTGACTGCCGTTGACCGCCACCGGACGCTTCTGCGCCCCTTCGCCCTGATAGGTAAAGGGCTTGCCGATGATGACCGATTCGTGTTCGCCCTGCTTATTGACGATCCGCGCCAACCGACCCGGCCGGCCGTAGATGGGATAGAGCAAGTCATTGACGACCCGCATCTCGTGCCGCATCGACCGCAGGTGGTTGTCCATGAAGTTCGATGTGCCCTGCTGGCCTTGCGCGATGAGGGCTTGGGCGAGCTTGCCCGACTTAACCGTGGGGTCCACATGCCCGAGCGCCGTCTGCGGGACCACGGAGGTCGCGGCAATCGCCTGCCCGAAAATCTGCACCCCAGTCGCGATGTCGGCAATCTCCGACCGCACATCCACCTTGAACGGCGGGGACGGGAACGGCTGGCCGTCGTCACCCTTCGGGTTGTAATGAATCCGGCCTATCGCGCGGGTATTCGCCGCGTCGTATTCGTCGCCAAAGCCTTCATCCTGACCGTCTGCTACCATCCAGGCCGGCAACGGCGCAAGACCGACGCGCTGGACGAACTTGCTGATGATGTAGTTGTTGCCCTTGCAGGAGTCCATCATCGGCCACACGACGCCTTCCGCAATGCGGTCGTCGGTGCCGTCGGGCAGGAGTTCTTCGCCCACTTCCTTGATAATCGGAATCCACCTTGAGGCCCACTCAGTCGAGTCCAAGATCTCGCATCCGGTGATCTTGCACCATTGGACGGTTTTGACATCATCCGTATGGCAGAGGTTTTTGCCATTCTCGTCTTGAAGGACCGTCACGCCTTTGGGCAGGCTGTTGAGTTCGTCCTCAAACGCCCCGGCCCCGTTCGACAGGTGATAGACCTCGCGCGGCTCATGCTCGGTGTAGTAGTAGTTCATCACCCGCAAGGACTTCTGGTCGCCTTCGCCGGTAAACCATTTCGGAGCCTGCTCGCCTAAACTGCGCCACTGGTCGTCTGACGCATCGGCCTCGAGGTCTGTCTGGTCGCCATATTCCCCGACAAATGCCGAGAGCAGCATGTCCTTGCCGTAGAATCCCCACTCGGCATCGGAGCCATCGGGCTGCTCATGCGACGGGTCGAGCAATACGCTGTTCTGGTCGTAGATGCGCTCGATGTAGACCTCTTGGTCCTGCGACTTGCCTGGAACGTAGCGGGTCATCACAACCCGATAGCCCTGACCGGCAATCACGGCCCGTGAGAATGACCAGGACCGCGCATCCTCGCACTCTTGGTCACGCTGAATCCGCCGGAGGAAGCCTTCGCGCAGGTCAATCTCGTCTTGGTCAATTGCCTCGCCAAAACCGGCGAAGTCATCCGCCGGCACGAGTTCAATCGACAGGTCCGACTCGCGCTCCTGATTCAGAACTTGCCTGACTGGCTCGCGAGTCTTGTTGATAACGAGGGTTGGTTGAGCGGGGATCGTCTGCTGGTTGCTACCTGCCCCAATGGTCTGACCTGCTCTCGCCTTGATCAGTTCGTCAGACCACTGCTTTCCGTTGTAGAAGCCCGTGGCCTCGCGTTCGCGCTTGCGTTGTGGGTTCGTGGCAGTATTCGCCAACTCGAACCGCTCACGCGCGAGCTTGAGAAGTTTCTCGTCTTTACGAGACACAGGAATGCGCCGCTAGGGTAACACAGTTCACACAGCCCACCCGTCCTGTTGCGGCCGAGGCAAGGGCCGACCCGCCGATGGTCTGACCGCTTTGACCGGCATCGCGAACGTCAACGCCAGCGCATCGGCATCATCGGGCGAATCCAATCCGCGCTGCTTCATGGTCTTTTTGTCCTCGAGCCACACGCGCTGCTGGTTGTCGGGACGAATGCCAGGACCGAGCAAGTCCGCCTCAAGTTGCGGGTCGCTATCGATGGCCCCGGCCAGCAGCCATTCCTTCATCTTCTGCCACATGTAATCGCGCATGTAGCGGCACTGGGTATCCGGCGAATCAGACCCGAAGTTCACATCGACGACGTTGCGGTAGCCCATCTGACGGAGCCTGTGGCCTATCGGGCCTGCGATGCCGGCTGAGTCCAAGAACAGCATCGTCACCATGCGCCCGTTGTGCGGACGCGAGAGCACATCGCCCAAGCGCGTCGTTAAGATGGCCGGGTCGCGTGTGAACTCGCCCTTCACTCGAATCGGCGGAATAGATCGCGCATCAGTGCCGCACCGAAATCGAATGACGTTGTCGTCGCCGCCTCCCCATGCCAGGTCTGCTCCTGCCAGTAACGGCTCGTCACCGAAGACGACGACTTGGCGCTTTTGCGCCTCGAGGACGCGCTGCTGGTCGATGAACTGGGCGTCCGACGCCTTAGGCGGGAGGCCACGGACGCGGACCCGGAAGAAGTCGCTGTCTTCGCCATAGAGTTCCAGCCATTCCTGAATCGTCGCCTTATTCGTGAACCTGGACGTGCGACTGTCAACAATCGTGGGGTGCCATCGCTGACGCTCCGACCCGAAGCAGGCCCGATAGAACTGGCCCGTCGTCCTCGTGGCGTTCCCTGACAGCACAATGAACGGCTCGCCGTCCGTCAACCCGCCTTCCGCGACCGTGTGAATCACGTCAGGGACCGCGCTGTCCTCGTCGAACATGTAGAAGCTTGAGGAGTCTTTGGCGTGCTGGCCGGCGAAGGCTTCCGAGTTCTCCTCGCGGCAGGTTTGGGCGGAGCAAAACCACGACTCGCGGTGCTGCGTGTGATACATCCGCGCCGTGTTAATTGTAAACCGATGGCCGACGAGTGACAGCTTCAGCCAGCGCGTAATCGTCGGCCAGGTCTTCGTCTCCAACTGCGTCGAGGTATTCGCCGTCACGGTGCCCTGAGCATGCGGCCGGGTCGCCATGATCCACGTCGTCAGCCACGCAATCATCACTGAGCCGCCGACGCCGTGGCCCTTGCTGATGGCCTTCCTGAGGGCGGGGACCGCATGTTGCCCATCGAAGGCGTTCTCAAGGCAGCGCCGTCCGATGTCCTCCAAGCACTCGATTTGCCACGTATCGGGGCCGGGTTCGTGCTCGAGCGGTGTGCCAGCCTCGCCCCACGGCCACATGATGCGAACGAAGTCCAACGGGGAGTGGTAGCAGTCCGCAATGAGGTCGTCGATGTCGGCCTCGGCCTTGGCCTGCTGCGGTGAAATCGTCCCCGAGGACATGCAGCCTTTTCCTAAGCTTTTGCGCGATTCGCCTTGGCGCGGTCCCGCGCTTTAGCAACCTTCGTCTCGAGCGAACCGGCATGGATGGTCAGGTCAATCGT